CTAGTCTCTGTTAGTTTAATAGAATACTTTGATGTATATACATGGGAAGTGCCACCTCAAGAAGCAGTAGAAGAATTAGCTAATTTACCTTCTGCTTATGCAGTTAAAGCTCCAACAGGATTAACATTTACTGATACTGATTCTAGTCCTACAGGTAGACCATTTTTATCTTGGGATGAACCAACTGACTTTCCTGATTATGAATATAGGGTTAATGTTGTAGATAGTTCAGGCAATCAATTGATGAATAAAATAGTAGATGTGGAGAATTGTGATTTAACTTTTATACCTACTGGCTCATTTGTTGCTAATGTTTCTTCTTTAAATACTTTAGGCGTTGAATCAAGTCCAGCAAGATATCCAACTACAGGAAACTTTACTGTTGGAACTCCGCCAACAGGAACTGGAGATTTACAAGATGGTGCTGTTGATTTAGATAAACTTGGTGCTGATGTTCAATCTGCAATTAATGCTGGTGGCGTTGACTCAACTCAATTAATAAAATCTACATCAGCTCCAACAACAAGAAGTGATGGCTCAGCATTACAATCGCAAGATTTATGGGCAGATACTGATGATGACAATCAAATTTATGTAAGAAACGCATCTAACAATGGTTGGGAAAAGGCTAGAGATTCTTCATTAGTAACTTTATATAACTCATTAAGTACAACTGTATCTACAAACAGCACAAATATTGCATCAGCTCAAGGTGACATAGTTACACTTACAACTGACACATCAGCTAATGCCACTGCAATAACTAACTTAACAGCAACAGTTGGCACGAATACTTCTGCAATATCAACAGAACAAACTGCAAGAACAACTGCTGATACAGCTTTAGCAGCAGATATTACAGCTTTAACAGCAACAGTTGGAACTAACACCTCTGCTATTACTTCTGAAGCTACAACTAGAGCAACTGCTGATACTGCATTAGCATCAGATATTACATCTTTAACTTCTACTGTTAGTGGAAATACAGCAGATATAACTTCTGAATCAGTTACAAGAGCAACTGCTGATACAGCATTAGCAGCAGACATAACCAGTTTAACTTCTACTGTTGGAACAAATACATCAGCCATATCCTCTGAAGCAGTAACAAGAGCAAGTGCAGATGATGCACTGACTGCAAGTATTACGTCTTTAACATCTACAGTTAATAGCAATACCTCTGCAATTACTTCTGAAGCTACAACAAGATCAACTGCTGATACAGCCTTAGCTTCTGATATTACAAGTCTTACTTCTACAGTTGCTGGCAATACAGCTTCTGTTACAACCAACGCATCAGCAATAACAGATATAAATAACAATGCTTCTGCAGCTTATGTATTGCAATTAAATGCAAATGGCAAAGTAGCACAAATGGTTCTTGAAAGTAATGCTGACTCAGGAACTGGAGCAACTAGCACAATATCATTCTTAGCTGACACTTTTAAAATTGACAATGATGCAGGGTCAAGTGTTAGTCCTTTTGTTGTGAGTGGTGGGCAAGTCTTTATTGATAATGCAAGAATTACTAATTTATCAGGAACTAAAATTGATGTTGATACTTTAAATGTAAAACATTTTGCAGATGTAAGTGCTGATATTATTAATCAGACTGGTGGAACTGTTCCACTAAGGGTAACAGCAGAAAACAGTCAATGGAATGGAACATATCCGGGTTCTACACAAAACAATGTTGAAGCTGTTTATATGAATACTACATTAAATAATGTTAGGAATGGTGCAGGTTATCAGGTTATATATAGTGCTGTATTGGGTGATGTAAGAAATGGCACTATAGAATATAGTTTTAATAATAGTACATGGACAAGTCTAGGTTCTCCAATGAACGCTGATGCTGGAACATTTAGAAGTTATGTATATGTATGGCAGGGAACTTTAACTGGCATGAGTTCTTCGCAAGAAACTGTATATTGGAGAGTTAATTGGAATAATAGTGGCTCTATATTTAACAGCACATATCAGGCACTGTATATAGACGTGGATAATACACAATAAAGGTTTAAGGAATGAAATATAGTATATATAAAACTGAAACAGGATTAATACACTCACAAGGTAGTAGCAGCCATCTTACAGATTTATCAGATATATTGCTTGAAGATGGAGAAGCTATTATTAAAGGACACTATGATAGAGCAACACAAAAAATAGTAGATGGCACTGTTACAGAATATATTGCTGATTTTTTTCCATCAATAAGAAACAAAAGAAACAAATTACTAAATGAATCAGACTGGACTCAAGTAAATGACTGTCCTTTATCTGATTCTAAGAAACAAGAATGGGCAACATATAGACAGGAATTAAGAGACTTACCATCTTTATATCAGTCAGCTAATAATATTGCTGATGTTATATTTCCAAGTAACCCTGAATGATTTAATATATATAAAATAGGATTTTATTATGGCACAACACGATTACAACATAGCAAACCAATCAGGTGCAGACTTTAGAGCAGATTTAAACAATGCTCTTTTAGCTATTGCAACTGTTAATAGTGGCTCAACAGAACCAGCAACTACATTTGCTCATCAATTATGGGTAGATACATCAAGCAGTGTATTAAAGATCAGAAACGCTGCTGACAATGCTTGGATTACAACAGGCGTTAGTATTACTGCATCTAATACATTTACAGGTGATTTAACAGGAAATGTTACTGGTAACTTAACAGGTAATGTTACAGGTAATGTCACTGGAGACTTAACAGGTAATGCAGATTCTGCTGACATATTAACTACAGCTAGAACCATATCTTTATCAGGTGATGTAGTAGGTTCAGTATCTTTTGATGGTGGTACTAATGTTGATATAGATACAGTTGTGCAAATCAATTCAATAGTTCTTGGAACTGATACTACAGGTGATTATGTTGAATCTATGTCAGGGGGTACTGGCGTAACAGTAACAGGTGGAACTGGTGAGGGTTCTACTCCTAGTATTGCTATAGGACAAGCTGTAGCAACTAGTGATAATGTTACTTTTAATAATGTTACTGCATCTAATGAATTTATTGGTGATATTGATGGTGCTGTTAGATTTACAGCTAAAACTGATGAAGCATTATCTAAAGGTGATGTAGTTTATGTATCAGGTGTTTCAGGAAATACAACTACAGTAGGTAAAGCAAAGGCTGATGATGCTTCTAAGATGCCTGCATTTGGTATGGCTATAGAAGATGCTAATGCTAATAACAATCTGCAAATAGTTACTTTTGGCAATTTAACATCTATAGATACCTCTAATGAGTCAGTGGGTGAGATACTTTATGTATCTACAACAGCAGGTGAATATACAACTACAGCTCCAAGTGGAGAATCAGCACAAATACAAAACATAGGTAAAGTATTAAGAAGCCATGCTGTTAATGGTTCTATTAAAGTAGGTGGTGCTGGAAGAAGTAACGCTACTCCTAACTTAGATAATGGCAAGATATTTATAGGTAATGGTTCTAATCAATCAACTACCACAACTTTAGATACTTCTATAGTTGTTGAAAATACTAATCTTTACTATACAACAGCAAGATCAAATACAGATTTCGATTCAAGATTAGCTACTAAAGATACAGGTGATTTAACTGAAGGTAGCAATTTATATTACACAACAGCTAGAGTTAATACAGATTTTGATACTAGACTAGCAACTAAATCTACAACCAATTTAACTGAAGGTTCTAATCTTTACTATACAGATGCTAGGGTAAATTCTGCATTTGATACTAGGTTAGCTACCAAAGATACAGATGATGTATCAGAAGGAACTACTAACCTTTATTACACAACATCAAGAACAAATACAGATTTTGATACTAGGCTTGGAACTAAGTCTACAAGTGATTTAGCAGAAGGCACTAATTTATATTACACAACTGCTAGATTTGATTCTGCTTTTACATCTAAAGATACAGATGATTTAAGTGAAGGAACTACTAATTTATATTACACAACTACTAGATTTGATTCTGCATTTGGTAATAAAACAACTGCTGATTTAACTGAAAACACAAATTTATACTATACAAATACAAGAGCAAATTCAGCTATAGATGCTAGAGTAACTAAAGCATTTGTTGATGCATTAGGAATACAAGCAAATACTGTAGCTGCTAATTCAGTTGCACTAGGAACTGATACAACAGGTAATTATATTCAAACCATTACAGGAACTGCTAATAAGATCACTGTATCAGGAAGTGGTAGTGAGTCTGCAGATGTAACACTATCACTACCTGATGATGTGCAAATTGCAGATAGCTTAACAGTAGCAGGTAATCTTACTGTCAATGGCACTCTAACCTCATTAGACACAACCAATTTAGATATAGAAGATAACCTATTCCAACTAAATGCAGGTCTTACAGGAAGTCCTGTTAATGATTCAGGTATGCTTATTAATAGAGGTACTTCTGATAACAGCATCTTTATGTGGGATGAGTCTGTTGATAAATTTACAATGGGTCTTACTACAGCAGATGGTAGTGCTACAGGAAACATAACACTTAA